CCTCCTATACTCGCGGGCCACACACTCGTTACTGGTCGCAGTCCAGGCAGGCCACGATTATTCAACAAGCTGTGTGATAGAGTGACATTATGCAGACAGTTTCACCGACACTATATCAGATCCTTCGTGCATCAGATCGAGACTTGGCCCCGGTCGACCTCTTCGAGTTTTATCCGCCATCAGTAACCGATCTGATTCCCGCTAATGCTGAGCGTCGCTTTGCGTCAACTGGATTGGTCTGGTACGGCTGGGAGTATGAGCAGCAGGCCATCAGCCGGAGCGACATTAGTCGATACATGGGCGAGAAATTTAACTCGGTCAATATCACTCTAAGCAACGTCGACAGGACTGTCAGCGATTGGCTGAACATGATCACGCTCGAGGGTTATCGAGTATTGGTGCGCACGGTCAGCCGCAGATATTCGACTGATTCGGTGGTGCTGTTTGTTGGACGATGTGAGAAGCCGGGTGACGTCGATAACGCGGCTATCACGATCACGGCCAAGCAGGATCTGGGCACGATTGAAAATGAGATCCCGTTCAGCAAGTTTGACCTTAAGTGTCCACTCAAGTTCAAAGGCGCGGAATGCTTGGCCGGACAGACGTTGGCTCAGAAGGGCCAGACATACAATCAGGCGGCAACGTGTAACAAGAGCTTTTCGCAGTGCGTCGAGTACGGCAACGAGCAGGCGTTTCAAGGCTTTCGTTATCGCGCAGTCATTGGTTCGTTTCGCGTCAATTCACGATCAACGGGCATTGGGGCAGTCTTTGGATCACGTCGAGCAACCAAGCAGTGGACATCAACGGATAATGTCCCGATCGGTCAAAGCGTACCCTTAGGACTTGGGCGCACTCAGATTGATTTGACCCCAGTGCTCTATGCCGATACGGGTGAATATTTGTACGGGCATTTTGTGGCCGGTGAAGGGCCGATCACGCAATTTGCCGACGTCCGCAATACCACGGCAGGCTGGGCCACGACGTTCCAAACCAAGTATGAGCATCTGGGCGAATATGGTTACAACGTCGATCAGGCGACAGATAGCCAGTTATTGGGCACAGAGTATTATTCCCATCGCGCTTATGTCGAGGCAACGATTGAAGGCAATAATCCTGACACGGGCGATCCCGCGCCCACGCTGGCAGGTCTGGTGTTGTGGAATAAAATCCCAACGATAGGCGCAGCTGGGTTTGATGCAGTCGACTGGTCAGACAATCCCGTGGAGCATGTGCGCTATCTGCTCACAGAAGATCGCGCCCTGAATTACGAGGAGTCATGGATTGATGACATGACCAGCTTCGAGACCGCAGAGCACTGCAACGAGCCATTGCGCGACGATTCAGGGTGTGAGGAATTTTGGTACGATCAAACGCAAGGTACAGCAGGCACAGACTGGAAGCGATATCGATCAACGGGCGTGCTTGATTCAGCGTATTACAAGTACGTGCTGAACCCCATTGATGCCAATCGACCACAAAAACTTGGCGCAGATTACAACGAGTACAATCCAGCAGATCCGCCGCAAAGCATTATTCCCACGACCTTCTACCGCAAACGGTACACCTCAAACTGGCACCTGAAAGAGCCAATCAAAGTATCGGACTTTCTTTTCAAGCATCTGCTGCCATCCTTCCGAGGATACCTGGTAACGGGCGCAGATGGTCGGTTGCAGATCAAGTCTGAGCGTCCCGCGATCTCATCATATCTGCGCAATGCTACCAGTCCAGGCGCGTCAACGATCGCGGTCGAGGACGTGACGGCGTGGCAAAAGCTGCAGCTGAATCAGCTTTACGTGCTTGTGGGTGCTGGTCAGGATACCAGCGAGACGCACAGCGTGGAAGCTATCGCGTTTTCGTCGGCGGGCAATGCTCTCACGCTGACCGCGACGCAGGGCGCGACAGCGTACTCACCGACGTTCGTCGAAGGGTCGGCATCCACGCAAGCCTGGAATTACCTGACGATTGACAGCGCAGAGAATGGGACGGCAATCATTGTCACGGTGGATGGCGTGACGATCACGGCGGGCGGATATGATGCCACTGGCAACCCCTCGAGCAACGGCGCGGCAGCAGGAGAGTTGACGGCAAGGATCAATGCCAACGCCACGCTCAATCGATACATTGAGGCGATCTGGTCGAAGAGCAATCCCACCATCGTCATGCTGCGCTCCAAGCTGGGCGTGCTGACCCTTGGTCAGGCTCTCACGTACTCGCACGGGACGACAGAGCAGGCTGTGCACGTGCACGGGGTGTTTGCGGATCAGGCATTCGGCGTTCTTGCACAAAGCAACATCATCAAGGACTCGTTTAAATGGCCGCTGGGAAGCCGCCAGTCCAGCTACAATCAATTTTCCATCACCTACACGGACTCGACCCAAGACTTCCAGCAGACCGAGCTACGCGAAAACGATTACGATCACCAGGATCGCGTCAACAAGGTCAACAAGCTGGAGATCAGCGGGGCTTGTGTCGACAACTATCACCAGGCCGATCGGCTGGTGCAGGCGGCGCGGTACAAATACCGTGATGGTGATTTCTTTTGCAGCTTCCAGGCCACCGGTGATGCTCTTCTCCTTGAAGAGGGCGATATCATTTGCGTTCAACACGACAACATGGTCGGCAAGCGGAATCAGCTGTTCCGGATCGAAGAGCTGAAAGTCAGCCAAGACCACCGCGTCAATATCGTTGCTCGACTGTACGCGGAGCAGCAGTTTCCCAGCGCGGCGACCGTGCGCACGGTGGGACTCAATACGGGCACAGTGTGGATTGCTGGCACTCCACCGGCTGTGACAGGGGCTACAATCACGGCCACCACGATCGACAGCGGACGAATCAATTTCAACTTTGGTGATTTTGTGGGCGGCCAGACGGCAAGGATTGAGATCAAGCGGCCCGGTGATGCTGACTGGTTGCCAGTCATCGACGTTGTGCCCGATGGCCTCGGTCGAGGTGCGGCAGAGATCCCAGCCCTTCGACTGAACACCCAGATCCGGATCACGCCGATCAGCTCGACGGGCATCGAGGGCACGCCGACAACTATCACTGTTACCAGTCCTTTGTATCAGTGGCCCGCGTCATATCCGGCGGCAAATGGTTACGTGTTGTCCTCGACCACCGGCGGTGTGTTGTCGTGGGTGGCTCAGTCTGGCGGAGGCGCATCTAATACCGCTGATGGGCGCAAGTATGCATGGTTTATCTCGTGAGGCATTATGTTAATTGTTCTTGATTCGACAACCCGTAAACTGCAAGCCAAGATGGCTATGGCAGCAATGTCCACCAATTGTTCTGTGACCGTTGCTTATGCAGACACGACGGCAACAACATTTGTTGAAGGAATTTACCCGTCAACGCTAAACGGTACGACTATTGTCGATATCTTGCCTGCTCCCGCTGCGAGTACTCGCCGAGTTATCAAGTCAATTATTCTGTTCAACGACGATACAGACACTCACACCGTCACGTTGTATCTGGATGATAATGGCACGGATTATCCCATTACTAAGGTGACCTTAGGGCCAGGGGCAAGCTGGGCCAGTGACGATCAGACGGGTGTTAACGTGGGCGGTGCTATTACAGACGGCCCTAAGGGCGACATCAATGTCAGCGGTGGCGGATCAACCTGGACAATTGCTGATGATGCGGTGACGCTGGGCAAGATGGCTCCGCTGGCAACAGATCGCTTGATCGGCCGAGACACAGCGGGAACGGATAACCCAGAAGCAATTTCCGTGACTGGTGGAATTGAATTTACCGGCAGCCAGTCAATTCAGGTGAGTGCGTTTTCTGGCGACGTCAGCAAGCCAGCTGGCAGCACTACAACCACCATCACTGCAGGCGCAGTGTCTACCAGCAAACTCGGCGGTGATATCACGACGCAAGGCAAAGCGTTACTTGACGACGTCACAGCAGCAGATCAGCGAACCACGCTTGGCCTGGGCACAATCGCCACGCAAGCTGCCAACAATGTCAGCATCAGCGGTGGATCTATTACGGGCATCACAGATCTTGCCGTGGCAGATGGTGGTACGGGCTCATCTACGCTGGCCGCTAACAATGTCTTGCTGGGCAACGGTACTAGCGCATTGCAAACGGTTGCTCCCGGCACGTCAGGCAATGTTCTGACCAGTAACGGGACAACTTGGACATCCGCTGCCTCAACTGGTGGCGGAGGTGGGTCTAACTCTATTGCTGACGGACGGCTCACCTTAACCTCAGGCAGTCCCGTAACAACCGCAGACGTAACAGCGGCCACAACGCTGTATTACACGCCATGCGCGGGTAACTCCATCTCGTTATTTGATGGTACGTCTACCTGGACGGTGCGCACGTTTTCAGAATTAAGCTTATCGTTGTCGGGATATACCGCTAATACTAATTATGACATTTACGCATTCTGGAATGGCTCTGCCGTAACGCTGGAATCACAAACGTGGGGCACTGATACGGAATATAATATTACGGGGGTGTCACTGGCGGCGTCTGCGGTTGTGACCTATACGGTTACCGATAGTGCCAATAAATTTGCGGTTGGTGACGTTGTGTGTGTCCAAGGTATTACGGGCAATGTGGGCGATGTGGTACACGGTGCGTGGGTAGTAACGGCGGTTGGAGGAACAGGAAATAATCGAACGGTCACGCTGGGTTATCTTGATTCTTCAGGAAAAACTTACACCTCTGGTGGGACGATTCGCAAGCTGGACAATACTCGCACTGCTCCAGTGTATCAAAATGGAGTGCTGGTGAAATCTGGCGCAACAACGCGCCGTTATCTAGGCACGATCATGACAACAGGAACAGCCGGTCAAACTGAGGACAGTATCGCTCGACGTTTGGTCTGGAATTATGCCAACCGCAGAGAAAGAAAGCTGGCGCATAGCGAGGCGGCCGAAAGGTGGACTGTAGCGCGAAACGGAGATTATATTTGGGTGCCCGCAAATAGTAAGGCTGTCAATCGAGTGCAGTTTACTTGTGGTATTGCGGAAGACATGGTGCGGGTCGATGTATGCGGTTGTTTTAGCGGCGGAACAAATTCGTTTGTTTTGGCATCCATTTCTGTAGATGATGTTGATTACAATAGCGTCTGGGATCAATACAAAGGTAAAATGTATTTATCATTCAATTCCTCAGGAAACTTCTTGCCAATGTATGCTTCCTACGAAGACGTGTTTACCGGATACCATTTTTTGACGTGGGTTGAATATGCGAACGTGGCAAATTTAACATCTTTTGGACGTTCTGAAAGCGAGTACAAACTGCGCCAAATTGGAATGGGAGGATACATTCTTGGCTAAAACGTACAACGTGCCCAAACTGGTTCGAGAATTAACCGCAGCTGGAATAGTCTTTACCAGCCTAGACAGCAGCGGCATCGTTCGTGGCCCATCTGAGACCGGCTTTATTCATGAGCGTCCGGACGTGGCAGCAATTTTGGCAGCTCACGACCCTACACCAGACCCACCGCCGCCTACCACTGAGGAGCGTCTAGAGGCCGCCGAGCTGATGATTGACTTGCTACTGGATACGCAACAGGAGACCCCGTAAATGGCTGATGTCGCAATAACCCCGCAGTATCGACTTGTCTTGAATCGCTGGCAGGCTGGCACGATAACCATTCGGCAGGTAGAACTATTCGTGAAGACTGGTTGGTTGACGCGAGATCAAGCTGACCTGATTTACACCTATCCGCGAAAAGACACCGAGCTGGTGCGCAACGATCCGTTCACACCAGAGATCCAAGACGCAATAGAGGAGGAGGTGCAGCGTGGCACATGATCAGACTCTCGAAGGCGACAAGCGCACGATTGCATTATCGCCGCTGACCAAGATTGGCGTGCATATCTGGAAGCTTGTGGCGGGTGATACGTTCGAGCTTCACCGCATCTACACGGGCCTGACATCAGGCGCGACGATCAGCAAAGCCTACTGGACGGTCAAGGCGGTGGCTACTGATACAGACGCCGCGGCCAAGTATCAGATCTCGATCACAAGCACGTCGACAAGTTCCGGCCAGATCATCGATGGCACGACGAACGGCGGATCGATTGAGCTGGCGTTCATCGCATCGGCCACCCAGACCCTCACGCTGACACCTGGTCAGGATTATGTCTATGATGTCCAGGTGATTGACTCGAACGGTAGCATCTACACCCTCGAGCTGGGAACGATCTGCCCGCAACAGGGTGTGACAGCGGCGACTACGTGACGCCACGCTCGGCCAGCCATTGGCGCAGCTCTGCACGGCGCTTGCGCTTGGCCCGTAGTTCACGGCTGACGGGCTTGGCCGCATACCGTTTGCGCTGAGCTTGTCGATGGGCTTCCGCACAGATCACACAGCGCACAGTCTCTGCTGCTGGCGCGATCTGACAGTCAATACAAATGGCCGCTGCAATTAGTCTGTCTCGCAGCGGCCTTCCAGTAGCGCGAACCTTTCTCATCTATCCTCACTATCTCTCAGCCGCACGGGCTGCATTACTCACCTCAACACGACGTCGAATCGCCAAAAGCCCACCACGCGACGCCGATCAGCACAGCGGCGACAAGTACGAGTTCATTCAGATTTTCCATGTTACCTCCCCAACCATTAACGATGCCCCGCCCAGCACCATGACGAGCGCTGAGAGTAGCAGTGACCACGAGTAGCGATATTGGAGCAGCAGGTACAGTCCCCATATCGCAGCGACTCCGCCCAGCAAAGGAGCTATTGGGTGGGCTCGTTGCGTGATGGCAAAATATGCTACCACTACGGCCAGCCCTACCACTGGTATCGTCGCGCTTTCCTGCGCTTGAATCCGTTCTTGTCGTTCCTCATCAGTCATTATTCTACCTCCCGATAAGGGTGCCAAGGATTACAATCTGCGTTGCTGCGCGATTCGACCACGCGCCGCAACCAGTAGACCATCGTCGACCTGTGGAGCGTGTTGCCCGTCCACAAATATTCCCGCACTGCCTGGTGCAGGGTAAGGGCGGGTATCGTCGAGCGGTCGAGGTGCGGCAGGTAGTCAGCCAGCGTGACCCGCTGAGCGTCAGCCAGCTTGTTGGGAGACAGGTAGATCGAATACTGAATAGCCGCACTGATCGCTTCCGCCTGGCGGTCCAGATTGCCGGAAGGCCATTCACTGCGGATATACTCGATTGCGGGAACTGGCGAGGGCCAACCATATCGACGGGCGTGGACGATCACGGGCCGCTGTGCGGGATCACTGGTCTGCAGTGACTCCGGGTGATAGAGGCAGATCGTCGCCGACTGGATAGGGATCGGCTCCGGCGCGGGGATCTGCGCATTACCGACGATCGCGGCGATAGCCACGAGGCCGCCGACCAGCAGAGTGATGAGCAAACCATTGCGCCGATTCCGGCCGACGCTGGCGCATCGAGCGCAGTTGCAGACAAGCTTGGGGCGATGCGTGTAGTTCATTGTGACCTCCTGCAGGGGAGCGGTCCTCCCCTGCTCTATGTGATGTGATTAGTCTTCCAGCGTAATGATGTGATTAGAACTGTGGTCCGTCAGTGTCGAAGTCGTCAACGGCATACCCTGACGCGTCAACCTGATAATCGTCAGCAGGCACTTTTTTTGACGCTTTGACGGCATCTTTTTGATACTCGTCCAGTCGCTTGCCAAGTCGAGCAATCAGCATATCGGCCTGATCGCTGGTCAGGGTGTTCAGGCTTTCGGCGGAGAGATTCGGCAATGAAGTCTTGGCCAGCTTGTTGATGGCCTGCAAGAATTGAGCTGAGGTAACCTTGTACTCCTCCAGCTCCTCGCCGATGATCCGGAGTGCCTCTGACTGGTCACTGTCGATCAGCGCCAGTGATGCGGCGCCGGAATGGTGACACCATTCCGGCGCACAAAGCTGGGCAGGCGCGGCGGGCAGAACTGGCGTCGCTGTTGTGATGTCGATCACATTGGACGCCTGCGCCATTTCCTCACTGGTGTAGATCCCGCTCATTTCTGAGGGAAATGCTTTGCGCAAAGCAAGAGCCTCGGCGCATTTGGCAAGCTGATTTGCGGGCATTTTTGCCCACATTGGATTGGGGCGCGGCTGGCCGGTGGCCTTGTCCTGGTACGTCTGGCAGTACTCCGAATACAACGCGACCGCCCAGAATGGTTCACGGCAGCCAGTCCGATAGACGCCAATCTTTGCGGCGCGTGGTGGCTCATTTGCCAGCCAGACATCGACCCATTGGCCATCTGCTCCGCACCAGAATGGGCCTGACTGGCCCTCATATCGTCCGGTTCGCTCGGCCATCAGGCGATAGCCATCAATGCCGGTCTGGATCTCGCAGACCTCGCGGCCCGTCTTCCTGTCCCACCGCTTCACCAGATGGATCTGGCGCGACAGGATATCCAGCCCTTTGCGCTTGGCGACCTCGACGAAGAGACGAAACTCGTCCTCCGTTGCACCTTTGGCAAACGTATTGCGGATCAGATCCAGCTGATCATCTGCGCTCATCGCCCGGAGCTGGCCTGGCGTGGTCGTGGTCATTTCTGTGGACATTAGGCTACCTCCTCAGTCAGCAGCCGGGACGGTATGATGACCGCCCAGGCATTGCGGCGAGATCCATCGCCGCCGATCAACCAGACATCGCGTACTGCCGCAGAAAAAAACGTGCGCTCGTGACATTCGTACAGACCATCGCCGTGATCTGCGACGATCGTCAGTCCAGCCGCCGCGATCTCGTCGCTCACCAGCGCGTTCTCCTGCTTGGTGAGCGCAAAGCCTTTGCCGTCGTTGTTCAACTCCGTGTAGAGCTGATGTGCGTATTTGCTATCCATTGTTGTTGCCTCCGTGAATTGTGATCTGACGGGGAGTACTCTATCAGATCCTAAGTATTTGTCAACTGGAAAATTAGCGACTGCGCCAATAATGCGCATCACGCAGCCTGTCGTCTGCCCGCTGCTCTGCTTGCAATCGATCGTGGCAAGGGCCACAGATCGCTTCGTACCACTGGCCGACAGGTTGCTGGAGGACGGTCAACTCCCCGCACTCCTGGCACTCCTGATTGCAATGGATGCAGTGATCACGATGCGGGAAGTGGGCTATCCGGGCGCAGGACGGGCAGACCGGATAGTCCGTCAGGTTGTCGTCGCCACAGCGCGGGCACTCAGCATCGCTCATCACAGGCCCACCTCGCCATCAATCGTGTCAACAATAGCCGTCTGGCTGTTCGCTACAGAATGATGGATATCATCCTGGCAATGCCAGCAGATTGCAGTGTCGTCAAAGTGATAGTTGTTACACTGCAGGCAACGAACCGCGCCGATGGCCGCGATGTATTCCGCTTCGTCTTCGATAGTCATGGTGGTCATAGTTCTCTCCTTAAAATGGAATCTCGTCATCGCTGGCATCGTTGCACTCGCCGCAGGGGTGCGTGTAACTGTCCACTGAGCCATCAGCGGCGACATACTCGCCCAAGGTGATGTATCCGTTCTCACAGCGTGGGTCATCGCACATTGTTGCATCTCCGTTCACCGGCGGCTCCATTGCCGCTTCGATGGTGTGACTATATCCCCACTAAGCTTGTTTGTCAATAAGAAAATATCGAGAGAGATGAATTATTTTTCGATTGACAATCGGGGGAGTAGGGGCGTATTGTCTGGCCCATGGACGAGACGTATATTACAGTCACGGAGGCGGCGCACATCACCGGATATCAGCGGCAGACGGTTCTGCACTGGATTCGGCGGGGATTCCTTCGCGCCGATCGAGTCGGGCGGTCCTGGATGATCGCTCGGGCCGATCTGCTGGCGTATGAGCCGGAGCGGTCAGCTTTTGGAGCGGCCCAAGCATTGCCGCAATACCTGCGCGACAAGTACCCAGATCAGGTTGTGCAGTCCAACGATATTTGACACTTTTGCCCGTATGGTCTTTCTTCGGCGATGCGTGAAGCGTGATTGACGTAGCAGGGAGCGCATCAATGCAGAGGGGGGCTCTGCACAACTCCAGCGATCCTGGGACGGGCAAACGAGACACCGACGGCGACGGGCTGCCCGCCTCGTCTAGCCAGCCTAACGGCGGCGCATCGTCGGAATCCTCGGTCGAGTGAGCGGCCGAGAGGGGGAGGGTAATACCTACACCTCCCCCGCTTACCAAGATCTGTGGGCAGCCGTCGGAGCAGCGGTTCTGGGGTGCAGCTGGTGGCTTTTGCTACACGGGGGCTGCACCTCGCCCACGCCAGTTCCCTGACAAGCGTCAGGGCGTTACATGGGAAATAAAGGTGTGTCTACCGGGAGGCTCTGCAGCCTCCCACTTTTTTTGAGGTGTGCAATGGTGTTTGTGCTGTGGATACTGCTGGAAATCAACCGGATCTCTGCGCGGCCTGTCCTGGCTGAGATTGATGGGCGGCCAACGCGGATCGAGCTGGAGCAGTCTGACGAACGACCGACGCGATATATTCGGCCTCGTCGATAGTTTCCCGTTGACAAATAGCAAGAGATAGCGATAATAGAATCTGGCCGCTGGGGTGACGCCCAGCATCGGAGGCCAAATGGGAAGGGACGACAATTCGAATCTGAAAGCCTTTTGCGAAGGCGGGTCAGGTCGATGGCCGTCAACCATCTACCCTTTCCAACCTGCCCGTTCTTCGCAAAGGGCTTTTTGTTTTGGAGATGACATGCAAGCAAGAGATTTACAACCATTGATGATCGCCAGTCCAATTGTGCCGCTGGTTGGAGAAGACCTGAATCTAGGATATTTAATTAGTCAGCTGATCTGGGCTATCAGGGAATCGACACAAGAGCTCGTAAACGACAATAACAAGTGGCGCACTTTTGATATTCAGGATTTTGCCAAGAATATTGGAATGTCTGAGGAATGGATTATCTCACAGGCCGTTTCGATCATCTATTCCAACTCTGATTATTTGCGCGATCAGACATTTTTCCGATATGACTCGACGATGGGCATAATAGGCCTAAATCTTCAGCTATTGACAGATGCGATCAACGAAATGCGGGAGGGTGTATGAGCCGCTTAATAAAAGCGACGGATCAGCGAGAGTCACCAATTGTCTACTTTGATATTGAGTTGGACGATATTGGCCTGACTGTGTACGAGTATCGCGCCTATGGCCGGATTGCTCGACGGGCATCAGGCGGCAAGCGATCTTGCACTGAGTCGCTTGATTCGATGGCTTTGGGTTGTCAGATGTCGCGTCGAAGTCTGATCAATGCAATTAAGGGCTTGATCGATCGGCGGATGATCGCGCGTGAATCAAAACTTGGTGATACCTCAACTTATTACCTGACCGACAAGTCGAGCTGGATACCTGGTGCATCAGGTGCCCACCTTACCCAAGCACCACGTGCCCAGGGGGTGGTGCACCACGTGCCCACCCCTGGTGCGTCACGTGCCCAGGGGGTGGTGCACCACGTGCCCACAAAGAATACAAATAAGAATACACAGAAGAAAACAAGAGAAGAGAGTGGGGTGATCTCGCCAGCGGCGAGCATAGCCAGACCGCACACACCACAGATTGAGGATGCTGTCTCTATTGCTCTTGAATACTTTCCTCAGATGGGGATCTGGCAACAGGAGCTGATTGCAAATGCAGATATCAATCATCTGGCGCTTTGGCGGCAAACCATGCAGATATGGAGCGATCACAAGTGGAGCAAGGGCAACATCCACGGAATGATTGACAAGTACCACCATCTCGAAAATCAGGAAATCAAGCACAAGGAGTACCGCAACAATGGACAGAATCGACCAGTACGCGAAAGCCACAATGAGCGAGCAATCAGAGAGACCGTCGAATACATCGAGCGTCTCACCGGAACGACAGTCCGCGATAGCGACGCTCATTCAACAGACACGCTCTTTAAGCTCCCTGCCGCTTTCGGTGGGGAATGAGCTGGCTTTTGCCGTGCAAACGTGGACGGTGGCTCTCGAGGACATTCCGGATCATATGTTAGGGCCAGCCTGGAAACGGGCTACCAAGGAGCACGACTGGAGCAAGCCATTTCCCGCCCATGCACTGATGCCAGCGTACAAGGCACTCCTCCTTGAGGATCGCGAAAAGCGGCAGACTCTCGGCGGTCGGCGTCGAGACGACACTACCCGCTGCCGGTATTGCGACGACACCGGCTACGTGCCGATTGCGACCTACTGCCCGACGGGGAACGAGTGGTATTACTCAGTGTATGGCTGCCAGTGTGCGGCCACGCCAATCAGCCAGCGACAGGCCGTCCAGGTGCGCGATTGCTGGGAGCGTGACGATCGGGGCCGATGGGTGCCGGGATCGGCGCAGGAGTCACCCCGCTGCCGATGCGGATTCTGCCGCAACAAGGGGGGCGCATGAGACTCAGGCGCATCATCGATATCAATTTGCTCACCAATCGGAGCCAGCAGAGCATCCAAGTGGACCTGTATACGGGCCACCGGACAACGATCATCAGAACCGTGAAGGATGTGACGGCCAAGGCCGGGGTGACAACCGGCACGATCACCATCGAACACCAGGACTACACGGTCAGGCAGGTAGGCAAGTCCAACGAGTGGTACTTCTGCGACGCCAACGGGCAGCGCATCAGGCAAGAGTTTGACAAGCAAAACAATGACGAAAAAGCATACCGCGAGAAGCGGGAAAGGGGGGAGTGATGGCAAGCAAGCTGACAATCAAAGAAGAACACGGTGGCGAGAATATGCCGCTGTATTATGCGGTGTATGACCAAGAAGGGCGTCAGGTGTCGATGCACTATGCGCGGGAGGATGCCGAGGTAATGGCCGCGTCGCGGATGATGATGGAGGCATTGGAAAAGTATTTCACTTATGTAGTTTACCAGATTACTAAATACAACGAAAACGAATATGAGTTGGGATTGGCGGAGCGAATGAAAGCCGCAATCGCAGCGGCGGAGGGGGAGTGATGGCAGTCATCGCAGCTGTCAAGGATTGCTTGACAGCTCAAGTGCCGAGGATTCCTTGGCTATTCAACAGGAGAACAACAATGCCAAAATACAACGCAAGAGTGGATCGCAACCAAGCGGAAATCGTCGAAGCTTTCCGCCGCTATGGGGCCAGCGTGGCGCATACTCACACACTGGGCCACGGTTTCCCGGATTTGGTGGTGGGCTATCGTGGCCAAAACTGGCTGGTTGAGGTCAAGGATTGGATGAAGCCGCCTAGCCAACGCAAGCTGACGCCAGCAGAGCAGGAGTTCCGCGATGCTTGGCGCGGCTCATATTACGTGGTCGAGACCGTGGGTGACGTGGCCGCGCTTATCGAAGCGCATTGCAAGCTCGAGGAGGCAGCATGAAATCAACAAAGGAACTGTTAAGCCAAGCACGTATAGAGCACATGGAATGTGAAGACAAATGGTATTCATGCCCAGAAGCAGCAGGGGGTTGTTGGAACGATACTCTAGAGCTGCGTTGTAACTGCGGCTCAGACAACACAAATGAATGCTTGGAGCTAATTGGCGATCAGATTGATATAGTGACGGCATTTTTGCAAAACTTATTAACCGATGTGACACCGCGTATGGCAGACGATGTGGCCGATCGGTATGATCGTCGAATTAACGAGCTAATCAGAATGCTGACTGATAATGAGGAGGCCGCATGATTATCTCCATTATTGCAGCTCTCGACGAGCGCGGCACAATCGGCCAGGACAATCGCATACCGTGGCGGCAGGCGGCAGACCTGAAGCGGTTTCGGCATCTCACCAGCGGCCATTATGTGGTCATGGGGCGACGTACCTATGAGAGCCTGCCGCAGCCGCGAGTGCTTCCGGAGCGGAAAATGATTGTCCTCTCCACGACCGATGAGTTTGCTCGCACTCTGCCAAATCACGTGATTCACCAGCGGTCAATCTTCTCCGCGATGGAGTATGCCGAGAAGGCCGGGGAGACGGAGCTTTTCTTGATCGGCGGCTGGGAGGTGTACATGATGGGCCTGCTGTTTGCGGATCGGATGTATCTAACCAGAGTCCGCGCCAGCACCAAGGGAAAAGTCACCAAATTCCCCGAAATTGCGCGGAGAGAGTGGGAGCTGCGCCAATCGGCTGGACCATATCCGGCCGACGCGCACAACCAGCACTCATATACGTTCGAGCTGCACGAACGGCTTACTGAGGACGTATTGACGGCGCGGCGACGCGAAAAGCGGCTACGGCAATACGAAGCGCATCGGATCAGGACCATGACTGATGTGGTTTGCGAGGGCTGCGGGGTGCAATTCCGGCGGGCACTGGCCGACGTCAACTCGAGCATCAAAAATGGCCGGCAGATTTTTTGCTCTAACAGCTGCGCGGCCAAAACTCGCAATGCCTTAATTAGTCAACTGACAACTATTTCTTGCACGTGTGAGAAATGCGGAGTACAGTTCACTCGGCCAGCCAGCTTGAGCAAAAATAAACACCACTATTGCTCAAAAGCATGCTATCGAGCTGATTTGAAGCGGGTCAGAAATCTCTAGGAGGAACAAATGGTCACAGCACAAGATTTTGTCGCAGCAGTCGAAAACTTTGGGGTCACTCGCCTTTTTTATGAAGCGTTGATCAGGGAGGGCAACATTCTCGCGGAGGACGTGGCCACGTACGAGCCCAACACACCAGCTCACCGCGCTGCCATGGATCGCTATGAGCGCATCCAGAGTGCGGCGGCATCGGCCCAGACTGCCTTGGGCCGGTACGAGTTGGAGCTGCTTCAGTTTATGCAAGGCGAATACGAGGAGCTGGAGGAGTACGTCGACGTAATCGAGAACACACTGTCGCGGCTCAGGATCGCAGGCGGCACGGAAGCGGCAAAAGCAATTGCCGACCAGCTGGAGAGCCGCTACCACGAGGAGTTGAGTGATATTGCGTCACGCTTAACCCAGGAGGACCAAGGATGGTAAGAGGTGATAGATGGTGGCGGCATTACGGGCCGCATATTGTGACGAACTTTCAACCGGGACAGGTACGGGAGGAGCAGACCTGTCCGGTTGAGGCGGGGCGCGTGATCAGCTACGGCACCAGCTCCGCAGGGTATGACCTGCGGCTGTCAGATGAGGGGATGAAAGTGTTTGCTTGGGGCGAGCAAGAAGTCGATCCCAAACAATTTGATTGCAAGCTGCTTCTTGATTACAAGATCAAAAAATTTGCCGGTGGTGATTATTACTTGATGTCTCCGCACGCCTACGCACTTGGCGCGACCCTCGAGACGATCACCATCCCACGCGATCATCTGGGGCTGGTGGTGGGCAAATCGACCTATGCGCGGTGTGGCCTGATCGTCAACACGACGCCCCTCGAGCCAGGATGGACGGGCCAGCTTGTGCTTGAGCTGCACAACGCCACGCCACTCCCGCTCCGGGTCTACGCTCGTGAGGGGATCGCTCAGCTGCTGATGCTGCCCATTGATATGACGCCTGAGGTCACGTATGCGGATCGCAATGGCAAGTACCAAGGACAAACGGGCATCACGACGGCGAGGGTATGATGCGAAAGCAGCTATATGACAACTTTGCGCAGCGCGTCGAGTTGGACCGTCAATCAGGCTGCTGGAATTGGACGGGACGGCGCGACGAAAAGGGCTATGGTCGCATTTCGCACAATGGCGGCTGGGTCAATGCCCATCGCTGGGCCTACGAGTTTTTTGTGGCTCCAATTCCACCTGGCTATCATGTGGATCATTTGTGCCACAACACCAGCTGTCAAAATCCGCTCCATTTGGATGCTGTGACCCCGGCTGAAAATCGACGGCGACAAACAGAGCGCAACAGACAGCAGCGCAAAATGAGTAAAGTTTAATCTTTAAGTACAGGAAGAACAATGGAAGAGAAATGCATCACTGATCAAATGGTAAACGTAGCTAAAACGCGCGTGCTTTCAAGATATCCCCGCGCGATTACTGAATACATGTATACACAATCGGGATGTGAGGTGTGGCAGATATGGAATTGTCCGCGGTTGCCTATATGGGCATATGATGATCCAAACACACCTGCCCGCATATTGTTAGGCTTAGGGCGAAGTGAGAGCAACGCATGGATAAATGCTGATATGCAATGCTAAAAAAAGTTGACAACAACACGGAGGAATTATGAACGAAAAACGGAGTGCTTTTGACTGGATCATGTTTTTGGCCATCCACCTGATCCTGATTGGCGGAATCAGCTACGCGGGATTTCAGATTTACGGATCACGGCTGGGTGTCTGGGTAGCAGCGTCGGCAGCGGTGGCCGGACTGACATCAGCTTATCTCTACGCCAAGATTGTCCCCGGCGAGACGATTATGAAAGTCCTGCTTGGCTTAAGCGTCGCAGCAAACGCGGCGTATATGGTGCATAACGGCGCAAAAGCTATCGGGATCAGCGCATTCAACGATCAGCAGATCCGCAAGTATGAGCTGGGAATGGCAGCGGCAGCAGGGGCCACGACTCGCAGGATTGCCAGTAGCCTCGGGGCATCGGTGAAAGACGCCACGGCCCTCGAAAAAACCTTCTCCGATGGCGTGTCGACTGTGGCAGCTCTGCTGGCTTTTGTGGAGATGTCGCTTGCCATCATCTTCTTTGCGGTGGCATCGAAACGCGTAGGGGACGCCACACGTGGCAATCAGCCGCCACAAGCATCAATGCCATTGCCACAGACCCCGCAACCGATGGCACCACCGCTCCCCACGCGTGGCAATCTGGGTTTCTCGACTGCCGTCCAGAATGGCAATTACGCGCCAGCGCCACAGACTCGAGATGATGTCCCAAAAGCCTGACCCCGGAGCCGATCCGGGGAACCGCACAGGCTCTCCACGCTTCGCCACGGGTGGCAATAGTCACGTCACCCGCGGCGATTACACACGTGGACACGGAGCCCGACCTCGAGGTGGAATGGCCCGACGAGATCCCAGACATCTCCACGGGTGGCAAGCCGCAGATAGCACCAGCATCAGAGCCGCCACCCGTGGCAGATGAGCCGCAAGGCGTACAATTGCCACCTGTGGGAATCGCGCTAAGTGTTGATCACGTTAAAGTTAGCGAAAACACGTACGCATTCCGGCTGCGCTGGTCAAATCCTGTGGGAGTGAGTCCTAAGCGACCAGCGATCTATTTCCAGTGGGTACACAAGACCGTATTTGATATGATCACGGAGGACAAGCAAAGTTATGGCAGATTCAAGCAACAAATTATCAGCGAATTCTCTCAGCAGCAGGAAACCGTTTGAACCGATCAGCCACGTGTGGGAAGTCCCCGCTGCGCTCTACGAATGCCGTCAGCTTGCCATAGACGGCAAGAACCTGGCACTGGTGGCACTTCTCGAGTCGATTATCCGCGTGGCAGGGGTCGACGCCCACACGTGGAGCAACCTGCCACAGATGGCAATTGCCACAGGAGAGTAATATGGCAGACGAGCAATCGTTGATTGTGGGTGGATATGGGCGGCTCAACGAGCTGCCCGTCTTCACGTCGAGCGCGTGGGAAGATCACGTCCAAGCGTGGCTGGATGCAGAGACGGCTGCCACAGAGCAGAGATGGCGACAGGCGGCCATATGTGCAAGCGTGGTGACTCACTACGGCGAGAAGAGCGTCGAGCAATTCGCGCAGTCTGTGGGCGTGCATCCTCGGCGGGTGTATGAGTATCGGGCGGTCTATACCCTGGCGCAGGAATTCGGCGTTCGTCCGCCAAACTTGCAGTTCTCTCATTATGTCGTGGCGTCCTCAGCCGATCAGCCCCTCGAGGTCCTCGAGGCCGCGGCTGAAAATAGCCTCTCCGTTCGCGACGTGAAACGATTGATCGCCGACAAGCAGACCCCGCCCGTCACCACTTCCCTACCCGCAATTGCCGACAATCCCGCCGTGATCGAAGCTTGGCACAGATACCAAGAAGCAGGGCGAGAGCTGATCCGCGTGGCGGCCGTCACCGCTCCGGCGATCCTCTACGCTCTCGAGGAGATCCAATACGCTCTGGAGATCCCCGAGCAGACCGTGGCCGACCGGATTGTCTACGCCATCGAGACGCAGGGACTCACGGAGCTGGATACGATCGCGCAGGCACTCGGGCAGGATCGCGAGCGGGTCAGGGTCTGGTTGGCGCGAATGGTCGAGGCCGGCACGCTTAGCGTCAGGCGGCAGGAGCTGGACGAGCGCGTCCCAGGTGCTCGAGGGCCAGCTCGAGTCTATTACAGCGTGACAAGCGGAGGTGGCCATGATGTTTGATAAACCCTTATTGACTGAGCAGCAGGTGCGGGATGTGTTTGGCTTGCACTCGACCAGGCAGCGAGGACGGGTCAGAGCATTCACGCCACAGCTGAATCTGCATTGCCCCCAGTATGGCATCAACACCCCGGTCCGACTGGCGGCATTCTTGGCGCAGATTGGCCACGAGTCGGGATCACTGGCTCATCTGAAAGAGATCTGGGGACCGACCGATCAGCAGCGACGATATGAGCCGCCGAGTAACCTGGCGGCGAGACTGGGCAACAACACGCCAGGGGATGGATTCCGCTTTCGTGGCCGTGGCCTGATTCAAATTACTGGCAGATCCAACTATGAGCAGGTGGGCGCGGGGCTGGGCGTCGACCTGATCCGCCAGCCGGAGCTACTCGAGCAACCAGATTATGCCGTCGCCTCTGCTTGCTGGTGGTGGCAATCGCGAGGGCTGAATCAAATAGCGGACGCAAACTCACTGGCTGCCTTTGAGCGAATCACGCGAATCATCAACGGTGGGATGAATGGACAGCCTGACCGAGTACGAAGATGGGAGCTCGCCAAAAAAATAATTGTGCCGTGATAGTATGACTCCGGTGCAAAGTTGGAATTGTTGTTGTTTCCTGTCGGTGGTGGCCTTTGCGCCACCACTTTTTTTATCTGGAGGGTTGTAGATGAATACTGTGGTATGGGTAAAAGGTCTGATTGCGGCAGTGATCGGCGGCGTCGCCAACTCGGTTACGCTGATGATCGCTGATCCGCTGAATTTCAATCTGGGTGAGGGTATTAACAAGCTGCTCACCGTGGCGGCAACGTCGGCCATTATTGCGGCTGCGGCGTATTTGGCGAAGTCGCCTATTCCGGAGGTCAAATAACGTGCGAAACATCATTCTTGGACTGGTCGTCCTCATCGGTCTGAGTGGGACAGCCTGCAACGACAAAGGCAAGCAGTTTGCGGCGACTACTGATCGCGTTGCCGGGTACGTCGGGACGGGCCTGATTCTGGTCGATCAGTATACCTCGACTGGCCAGATGTCGGCCGAAACCGGCGTGGCTATCGTGACGGTCCTGCGCCAGGTCAACACGCTCAACGGCCAGCTGGTGACGGAGGCCAAGACCTACGTCCAGCCAGACGGGACGCTTGCCCTGACCGGTGACGGGCAGCAGAAGCTGCTGGCGATCCTGGCCAGCTCAACCAGCATCGTCAACACGCTCACCAACGATCCGCGAGTGCTGGCCTTGCCGGATACCCAGAAGACGCAGATCAACGCACTGGTGGTCAACCTCGGCGCAACAATCGCCACTCTTGGCGAGCTGGTTAAAACCGTAAAGCTGGTGAAGGGGGGTAAATGAACAACCTGATCGATACGCTAAACACTCTCCCGGCTGTCATCCTGCTTATCATCAACGAGCTGCTGAAAGAGTCGGCGCGAACGGGCAAGACTCCGGAGCAGCTGCTCGAGGAGGCTGGTCTCCAGATCGCGGCCAATGAGCAGAAGGCCGCCGACCTGCTGGCCAAGCTCAAAGCGTAGCTCTCAACAAATCCCCGGCATAGGGGCTGGCTCCCGCTGGGCGTATAGCCTCACGCCGGGGAACTGCGGAACCGCCAGCCCACCAACTACACAGGCAATAAAATGATCCCCGAGAAAGTGACCCCGATGGATAAAGAGTATGTGGACGTTACGGTAAGCAGTATTATTGCGCTGATTGCGGGGTGGCTGGTCAAGTCCTTTAACTCTGCCAGCCGAAAAGAGGTCGAGGAAATACGTCAGGAGATGCGGCACCTGGTGACCACACGGGCCTTCGACAAAGAGCTGGAGGGCATCGAGGCCAGGCTTGACCGCATTGAAAACAAGATCGACGAGATTATGAAGCGGTAACAAGGGTAACAATGAAAAAGAAGGCTGCAACAACTAAGACGAAAACGCCGCGTTCCCCCGTGGCTCCGTCACCCAAGCGCATAGATGACAATCAGCTGCGCAAAATGCTGACAGACTCCAACGGCAACATCAGCCATGTTGCGCGATTGCTAGGCGTGTCACGCAAAGCCATTCACGCGCATATTAACGCCAATCCAGAACTACAGCAGATCCTCGACGACGCCAGGCAGACGATGCTGGACGAGGCCGAGAATGCATTGCTTGCCGCTGTCAGGAACCAGCAGGGCTGGGCCGTTTGCTTCACGTTGAAGACCATCGGCCAGGAGCGCGGATATCTTGAACGCGCCGATCAGAGCCATTCAGGAAGTGTGGAGGTAGTCATCCGCCGTGAAGACCGCCGCAAGTAAGACTATTGAGGTGATACTTCCCTCTCTGCATCCTGCGCAACAGCAGATCATCGACGAGGCGCGACGGTTCAACGTCTTGGCTTGTGGGCGTAGGTTTGGCAAGACGATGCTGGGCATTGACCTGATAATCGACAAGGTGCTTGATGGTTATCCGGTTAGCTGGTTCAGTCCCACCTATAAAATGCTTGCTGAAGTCTGGAAAGAGATCGTGCAGACAACAAAGCCGTTACAAACGCGCGTGGCAAGGCAAGAGCATCGTGTCGAGCTGATCACCGGTGGTGTGATTGATTGCTGGTCGCTTGATGCGGCTGACAGTGTGCGTGGTCGCAAATATGCGCGGGTAATTGTCGACGAGGCCGCGATGGTGCCCAATCTCTATGATTCTTGGCAAGCTGCGATTCGCCCCACGATGACCGATTATGTGGGCAGTGACGCGTTCATGCTCTCAACTCCAAAAGGCGTGGACTTTTTCTTTGATTGCTTCAGCCGTGGCGTTGACGATCAGCAATCCGACTGGAAGGCATGGCAAAAACCAACCAGCGAAAATCCATACATAGATCCGGCAGAAATTGAAGCAGCAAGACGTGAGTTACCAGATCAAATCTTCCGGCAAGAGTATCTGGCGGAGTTCTTGCAAAACTCCGGCGCGGTATTCAGGAACATCGATGCTTGCCTTCGTGCGGATAGCGGCCAACATCAGGGCCATCGACTCTTCGCCGGTGTCGACTGGGGCCAGAAGCATGACTTCACTGTGATCTCAGTGATCTGTGCAACGTGTCGGCAGGAGGTCGAGCTGGACCGGTTCAACAAGATCGAGTGGGCTTTCCAGAGAGCGAGACTTCGGGCCATCGTTGAGCGGTGGGGCGTCCAGAGCGTGATGGTGGAAACCAACAGCATCGGATCGCCTAACCTTGAGGCACTCCAGCGGGAAGGGATGAACGTCCGAGGCTTCGAGACGACGGGCAGCACCAAGCCACCGTTGATCCAATCGCTTGCACTGGCCCTCGAGCGGGAGGAGTGCCGCTTCCTACCAGACCCCGTGGGGCGCGTCGAGCTGCTGTCATACGAGTCGCGCATTAATAGCACGACGGGACGCGTGAGCTACTCGGCTCCGGATGGTGGCCATGATGACACTGTGATTGCTCGAGCGATCGCGTGGGAGTGCGTGCAGAGGGGCAACTTGGGGACGGCGTATTAAGCGCATCACAAAAGTTTTTTCTGTGATCTGTGTAAGGGTAAATTTGTATGGGCATACTAGACAGAATTAAAGCCGCATCCACCGCCTTTCGTTACCCGTCAAATCTGACGCATCGGGGCGGCTCGTTCTTGTCGATGGCTCCCCGTACCTTCCCATACGAGAACACTGACCCCATCGCAAACTCGGCGGTCATCAACACGCTGGCCTGGATACAGCGCAATTTCATTCAAGCGGAGTTTGAGGTATATCGCGAGGGGGCCGAGGGCGACGAAACGATTGACGGCCATCCCCTCGAGCGGCTGCTCGAGAATCCCAACGTGGGATATGACACGCAGTCGTTATGGGCTGGTACCCTTCTCAGCTACCACCTTGACGGCAACGCATATTGGATCAAGGAGCGTAACGCGCGAGGCTTTGGCGTCCCCACCTCGATCTGGTACGAACCGCACTGGTCAATCAAGCCGCATTGGCCCGACAACGGCAGCGCGTTCATCGACTATTACGAGCGGCGCATCAATGGCACCATCGAGCGCATACCGGTCGAGAATGTCGTCCACTTCAGGAATGGCTTGAATCCGGCCAACCCTCGATACGGTCTAGCCCCGCTCAAAGCCGCTCTGCTGCAAGTTTTCACTGACACTGAGGTGTCACTCTGGGTGGCTGCTCTCTGCCGCAATATGGCCATTCCTGGCGTTGTGGTGAGTCCTACCGAGTCGATCGGGATGACCTTTGAGAAGGCCGAGCAGATCAAGCAAACTTGGAAAAGGAAGTTCGGTGGAGACAACAGGGGCGAGCCGCTTATCTTGGACTTCCAAGCCAGCATCCAGCCGATGGGTTATGACCCCAAGCAGATGGACTTTGCCAGCATCACTAATCTTGCCGAATCGCGCATATCCGGAGCACTGGGTATCCCCGCCATCGTGGCGGGGCTGTCAGCTGGGCTGGATTCGTCGACATATAACAACTTGGCCAACCTGAAGAAGTCGGCCTTTGAGGAGTGTCTGATCCCCACGTGGGAGACCTTCCAGCGCACCATTACACGGCAATTACTGATCGACTTTGAGCGCAGCATTGAAGGCATAGAGTGCGAGTTCGATACTTCAGAGATTCGCGCACTTCAGGAGAATCAGGGCGAGAAGGAAGCGCGAGCCATTGCCGCATTCACCAGCGGAGTGACGACCCTCAACGAATGCCGCGAGCAGTTTGGCTATGATCCCGTTGACGCTGGTGACTATTACGTGATGCCAGCCAATCTTAAACCGATCACGCCGGATATGGCTCTGACGACGCCAGAGCCGCCAGTTTCACCGCAAGGCACGCTACCGCCTAAACCGGTGAGTGAGGATGCCGGGGGCAACCCTGCAAAGGCCATGCATCCTCACATCTCATTGAAGGGCGTCGACTGGAACGGCCTGACTCTGCGACGCCAGCCAACCGAGCTTGAAGCGCGAATGCTCAAGCAGCTTGACGACGCATACCAGCAGGGCAAGGTTTCAATGGAGGGCGCACTACTGGCCCTGCGTGGCAAGTACCTGGATGAGATTGTTGACACGCTCGACAGTCTCGACCCCGCAGAGTATTACGCGGCGACGGTATCCCCGTCTGACCGTGACAGGACTTTAGTCTTCGGACTCCTCTCCGCTCTGTTCCTCCGTGGAGCGTCTCTGATAATTGAGGAGATCCGGAATCAGGGCGTGACTGATATTGGTGACCAGTCAGCACGCCCTGATCAGAGTATCTTTCGGACGATGGCGGGGGCGATTGTCTCGAGGATAGCCAACGATGTCCAGGCTCGAGGCACGGGCGCGGCGATCTCTGCTGCTCTGCTCAATCAGCCTGTCGCCTCGACCGTACGTGAGACGATGACCACCGGCTCAACGGCATATATCACGCGATCCGCGAGTGAGGCCACCAACTGGGCACTATCGCAAGGCCGTGACGCGGAGATTGAAGAGAAGGCCGATAGCATCGAGTATCTGGTTTACTCGGCCGTACTAGACAACAACACCTGCCAACCGTGCGGTGACGCTGACGGCATTGGCGGTCAGCTGGACGAGATCCCAGCCGTCCCCAACCCGGATTGCGCGGGCGGGGCGCAATGTCGATGCGTACACATCCCCGTAGTTGCGACCGAGTTCAAGGCATTGTATCGCGGTGTAGAGATCGATCTGAAGCCAACCGCAGGCATGAAGGCCGAGGCTGAGCGTGGCCTTGCCTGGCGCAAGGAGTTCAACCGTGGCGGCACTGCGGTGGGCGTGGCCAGAGCGCGGGACATCAGCAACGGCAAGGAGCTTTCTCCACGAACCGTGCGGCGCATGTATAGCTTCTTCTCGCGCCACGAGGTCGACAAGCAGGGGCAAGGGTTCAATTCCGGTG